ATTATTAAGATCAGTTGAAGTTTTGTATGATGGTGCTTTAATACTAGGTACTGATAAACTTATAAAGTGGCAAATGTGTAAAAACATGATAAGACCTAAAAGTGATTACACTAAAGTTAAAATGAATTATAGTATAGTAGCTCCACGCATGTACAACGGATCTATAGAGTCTTTAGTTAGTCGTATCACTGGTTTTGCAGACATGATACAGCTTACACACTTAAAACTACAACAAGTTATGTCACGTATGATACCTGATGGTATTTATCTTGACGCTGATGGTTTAGCTGAAATAGATTTAGGTAACGGTACAAATTATAATCCACAAGAAGCTTTAAACATGTTCTTCCAAACAGGTAGTGTTATTGGTAGATCAATGAACGAGCTAGGCGAAGGTAATCCAGCTAGAGTACCAATACAAGAGATCGCTAGCGGTAGTGGTGGTAACAAGATGCAAGCATTAATAACAAATTATAATTACTACTTGCAAATGATACGTGATGTAACCGGACTAAACGAAGCTCGTGATGGTAGCACACCTGATAGACAAGCTTTGGTTGGTGTACAAAAACTTGCCGCTGCAAATAGTAACACTGCTACAAGACATATACTTCAAGCTGGTTTATATCTAACAGCTGAGACAGCTGAAAAGTTATCACTTAGAATATCTGATATAATAGAGTATTCGCCAACTAAAAACGCTTTTATACAGTCGTTAGGCGCTCATAATGTAGCTACGTTAAGTGAAATGAGTGATTTACATTTGTATGACTTTGGTATACTTATAGACCTTTCGCCAGATGAAGAAGAAAAGCAAATGCTTGAAAATAATATACAAGTAGCCTTAGCTAATAAGCTTATTGATTTAGAAGACGCTATTGATATAAGAACTATACAAAATGTAAAGCTAGCTAATCAAGTATTAAAAGTTAGAAGAAAAAAGAAAGCTAAGCGTGATCAACTAATGCAGCAACAAAATATACAAGCACAGGCTTCGGCTAATGCTCAAGCTGCTCAAGCTGCAGCACAAGCTGAAACTCAAAAGCAACAAGCGCTTACAGCTTCTCAATTAGAGTTAGAGCAAGGTAAAGTAGAGCTTAAAATACAATATATGGCTGCAGAAGCAGAGATGAAAAAGAAAATGGCAGAGCACCAGTATACTATGGACTACTCATTAAAAAAGCTAGAGATTCAAGGATTAACAGATCGTGAAGCTGCTAGAGAAGATAGAAAAGATGAGAGAACAAAGATACAAGCTACGCAACAGTCTGAGATGATAGATCAAAGACAAAAAAACAAACCACCTAAAAACTTTCAACAAACGAGTGATGGTAATATGAGTGAGTTTGACTTATTTAATGTTTAATTATATAATATTTTATGGAACAAGAAGAAAAAACACAAGAGGTGGCAAATGACAACGTTACTAAAGTTGATCTTTCAAATTTTAAATCGAAAGACGATCCAAGTGTAATAAAAGTTGATTTAACTAAACCACCAGTAAAAGAAGAAGATAATGCCGTTCGAGAGCAAAGCACAGATGAGGTACCTGTACGCGACGAATCCGAAGCTAGCGAAGAAGTTCAAGCAGAAAACGTCGAGACAACAAATGAACAACCTGCCCGAGAAGAAATCACCGAGCAAGTTCAAGATGAGGCCCCACCCGCTAAAGCGAACAATTTAGAACTACCTAAAAACGTTGATAAGTTAATAAACTTTATGAACGAAACAGGAGGAGATATAAATGACTACGTTAAACTAAATACAAATGTTGACGAGTTGGATAATATGAGTGCTCTTCAACAATACTACAAGCAAACTAAACCTCATCTTAATGATGAAGAGATAACGTTTATGCTTGATGATCAGTTTTCTTATGAAGAAGACATTGATGAAGAAACAGATATTAAACGAAAGAAATTAGCTTTGAAAGAGCAAGTTGCCGAAGCTAAAGCCTACTTAGACGGGCAAAAGTCTAAATATTACGATGAGATTAAAGCTAGACCAGCGCCTAATGATGAGTATCAAAAAGCTATGGACTTCTTTAATCGATATAACAAAGAGTCTCAAGAACAAGATGAGCAACAGAAGAAACAAACTGAGAACTTCATGCAAAAAACTAATGAAGTTTTTAACGACAAATTCGAAGGTTTCGATTTTAAAGTCGGTGATAGAAGTTTAAGGTTTAAAGTAAACGATGCTGAAAAGATTAAGACAACTCAAAGCGACATCAATAATTTTGTAGGGAAGTTCCTAGATGAAAATGAAGCGATGTCAGATGCGGAAGGTTATCATAAGTCTTTATTTACAGCTATGAACGCTGATGCTATTGCAAATCATTTTTATGAGCAAGGCAAAGCTGACGCGCTAAAAAACAGTGTTGCTAAAAGTAAAAACATTGATATGTCGCCAAGACAGTCTCACGGTGAGGTTGAAGTAGGTGGCGTTAAATATAGAGTTTTACCTGGAGATAGTTCAAGAGATTTTAAAGTTAAAATTAAAAAAGGAAGAAAATAAATTATTAACCCATTTAAAACTAATTAAAAATGGCAATTTCAAGTTATGGAAGTGGCACTATTGCTGCCGCTCCAATTCAGGCAACTTTAAGTACTAACTACATTGACTTCGCGTCAGGTAGTGGTGTTGATTGGAGCCAACAATACTTACCAGATCTTATTGAGCAAGAGTCTGAGATCTTTGGTAATAGAACAATTTCAGGATTCTTGTCGCAAGTAGGAGCTGAAGAGTCAATGACTGCTGACCAAGTTATTTGGTCTGAGCAAGGTCGTCTTCACTTAGCTTACACAGGTGTTATAGCTGGTACTGCATCAAACGGTGAGATTACTGTTCAAAACGATGTTGACGGTAATTCAATTGGAGCTAATCACGGTATTCGTCCAGGCGATACTGTACTATTGGCTAAAGCTGGTACTACTATTAGAGGTTTTGTTAAAACTGCAGGGGCAGATTCAAACACTATTGATGTTATACCTTACGGTGCTGCTGATTTATCTACATATTTTGGAAACACAGATGCTGTACGTATTTTAGTATTTGGTTCTGAACACGCTAAAGGTTCTCTAGGAAAAGGTAGAGCTAACAAGCCACAGTTTAAATCTCACACTAACAAGCCAGTTATCATTAAAGATTTGTATGAAGTATCAGGATCTGATGCATCTCAAATTGGTTGGGTTGAAGTTTCTGGTGAAGAAGGACAATCTGGTTACTTATGGTACTTAAAAGCTGAAGGTGATACTAGAGCTCGTTTCTCTGATTATTTAGAGATGACGTTAATGGAAGCTGAAAAAGTAGCTGATGCTTCTTTAGTTGAAAACGAATTATCTGGAACTGGTGGTGATGAAGCTGGTACTGAAGGTTTATTCTCAGCTATCGAAACTAGAGGTCACGTAGCTACAGGTGTTACTGGTGTTAACGCTGCTACTGATTTAGCTGAGTTTGACGCTATGTTAGCTAAGTTTGACGAAAACGGTGCTATTGAAGAAAACATGTTATTTATTGACAGAGCTACGTCTCTTGCCTTTGATGATATGTTAGCTTCTATGAACTCTTACGGTGCTGGCGGTACATCTTACGGTGTGTTTGACAACTCTGAGGATATGGCATTAAACTTAGGCTTTTCTGGTTTCCGTAGAGGATCTTATGATTTCTATAAATCAGACTTTAAATATCTTAACGATAAAGGTACTCGTGGATTTATTAACGGTATAGATACTACAACTGGTATTCGTGGTGTTATTATTCCTGCAGGTGTATCAACAGTTTATGATCAAGCATTAGGTAGAAACTTAAAGCGTCCGTTCTTACACGTACGTTATAGAGCTTCTCAAATGGAAGATCGTAGATTAAAAACTTGGATCACTGGATCTGTTGGCGGAAACGTTACTTCTGATCTTGATGCAATGCAAGTAAACTATTTATCTGAAAGATGTTTAGTTGTACAAGGTGCTAACAACTTCATGTTATTGAAGTAAGCATAAATATTTAGTCAAGGGCTTCGGCCCTTGGCTTTTTTTTAATTTTTATTATATTATATCATGGCAAAAAAACAAACAAAAAAAGCTGAAGTAGCTCAGCCAGAAATCAAAGCTACAAATGAAATGGTAGAAGTGGTTATTGAAAAGCCACAGCCTAAAAAGCCTGATTGGGAAATAAAAGATAGACATTATTATCTCAAAGGTAGAAAAGCTCCTTTAACATACACTATAAAAGGATCAAATATATTTTGGTTTGACGAAGAAAAAGGTTATGAAAGAGAGTTAAAATATACAACTAATCAGAGAACACCTTTTGTTGACGAGATGGTTGGCGATCAAAGATTAGCTCACGTGGTTTTTCAAAACGGTGCTTTACATGTTCCAAAAGAAAAAACGGTTTTACAAAAGTTTTTAGAGTTACATCCTAGCAATGGCGTATTATTTGTAGAGCACAAACCTGTTGAGAAAGCAGCTAACGAAGTTGATATGCTAGAGTTTGAAGCTAAAGCGCTACAGGTAGCATTAGACTTAGACGTGCAAATGACTGAAGCTGTATTAAGAGCAGAAATAGGCTCTAAAGTTACAGAGATGAGTTCTAGTGAACTTAGAAGAGATTTGCTTATGTTTGCTAAAAGAAACCCAATGTTGTTCTTAGAATTAGTTACTGATGAAAATATTCAGCTTAGAAACTTTGCTATTAAAGCGGTTGAATATGGTTTGTTAAGTATATCACAAGATCAACGTACAGTTTCTTGGGCTAGTACTGGTCAAAAAATAATGAATATTCCATTTGGTGATCACGCTTACTCATCTTTAGCTGCTTGGTTCAAGACAGATGAAGGTATGGAAGTGTACAATAACATAGAAAAGCGACTGAATATGTAATTACTTATAGAAGAGTAGCCACTCTTTTTAGGGTGGTTACTCAACTATAAAAAAGTAATTATGGCTATAAACGTAGACACAGTATATCAAAGAGTATTAGCGGTTGCAAATAAAGAGCAAAGAGGTTTTATAACACCTTTAGAATTTAATTTATTAGCTAATCAAGCTCAGATGGAAATATTTGAGCAATATTTTTATGACTTAAAGCAGTTTGGTGAGCAACATGGTAATGATACTGTTCACGCTGACATGCTTAACGTGCTTCAAGAAAAAATAGCAGAGTTTGAGGTTCATAACACCGCGGTAACATCTGGAACTACCTTACCTACAAATTTATACAGAATATCTAGTGTTTATCACGTTGATAGTAGTAATCAATATATAGCTGATAGACTAACTAGAAAAGAGCTTGAAGAATATAGACATTCACCTCTTCCAATGGTAACTGTTGAAAGACCTATATATATACTTGAAAGTGGCAATATAGAGGTTTATACTAGTATAGGAGCTGGAACACTTACAAACTTAACTAGTAATGTCTATGTTAACTATATTAAGCAACCTACCACAGCTTATTGGGGTTATGTTATAGTTCCAAGTACACAAAACGGAAATGAATATCCACTTTGGAACTCTGCTACTTCAACCGACTTTGAGTTACATCCATCTGAAGAGACTAAACTAGTTTACAAGATACTAGAATTAGCTGGGTTTATGATGAAAGCTCCAGACTTAGCACAAGCTGCTAATGTAAAACAATCACAAACAATACAACAACAAAAGCAATAGTAAATGGCATATCCAATAACAACTACAGATTCAGCTTATTATAGTGGTACAGATCTTGGTAACTATCAGTTTACTTCTCTAGATGAAGTTATAACTCAATTTATTATAGCTTATGTTGGTGAAGATAAAATAATAAGTAAAATAAAAAGAACAGATGTAGCTTTTCACGCTGCAAGAGGTCTGCAAGAATTAAGCTTTGACACGTTTAAATCTGTAAAAGCTTTTGAGCTAACCGTGCCATCAACTTTAATATTGCCACTTCCAAAAGATTACGTTAATTATGTTAAAGTTGTTTCTGTAGACAGCGCTGGTATTGAGCATATAATATATCCTGCTATTAAAACAAGTAATCCTCAAGCACCTAATCAAAACGCTGATGGTACTTTTGACTTTGATCACAATAATGACGGTGATACAGACGATGCTGGTGAAGACACTTTACAGTTTGCTGCAAACTCTACAACTTGGGATAATTTTTCTACTAACACACCTGCAGAGTTACAGCAAAACGATTTTGACTATGACGATGAAATATTTGACGATAATCAAGGTCAAAGATACGGTATTGATCCACAGCACGCGCAAGTAAACGGATCTTACTACATCGATGAACTAAACGGTAATTTACATTTTAGCTCTAATCTAAACGGTAAAAAAATAATACTTAAGTACATAAGCGATAGCTTAGGCTCTACATCAGAGATGAAAGTTCATAAGTTTGCTGAAGAAGCAATGTATAAATATATAGCTCACGCAATTTTAGCAACAAGAGCAAATACACCTGAGTATTTAGTTCAAAGATTTAAAAGAGAAGCGTTTGCTGCAAAAAGACAAGCAAAGCTTAGATTGTCAAATATCAAGCTAGAAGAAATAACACAAATATTAAGAGGTAAATCAAAACACATAAAACACTAGAGCATGCCAGAGTTAAGTAGAAATTTTCTAAAAGGTCGTATGAATAAAGACCTTGATGAAAGAGTGGTACCTGCTGGAGAATATAGGGACGCTCTTAATATCGAAATAAGTACTTCTGACACTGACGACGTTGGTGCAGTAGAAAATTTATCAGGCAACTACAGAAGTGATAGGATAAAGTTTGTAAAGCCTGACTATGATACCGCAGAGACAGTTTCAGGTGGAGATCGATTTAGATTTAGAAATATAGCTGATTTATCCTCTACAGCAGAAACCGTAGGCGTAGTTGCAGATCCTACTACAGATAAAATATATAACTTTGTAGCTAATGCTTCTGATATTGACACTTCAGGTAGTTGGCCTCACACAGGTATTAAGTCGGACGCAATAATTGAATGTGAAACGCTTGATAGAGGTAGTGGTTTAAGAGGTTTTAGACAGGTTGTTTTATGCGACGTGTACCAAGTTCAGCATGCTTGTCTCAACTCTAGTGATAGTTCTACTAATAAGATTATAATAAATTCTGATTCTATAAGTGGTTTCAAAGAAAATCTTATTGGTATTGAGTTTGGCATGGAGGTAGATTTAATAGACGCTGATGGTGTGTCGCGTTTAAGTCTAGTTAATCCAGGAGCTGATCTTCCAACTGTCAAAACTTTTGATTTTGGCACAAGTGTTGATCCTTCGATAAATATAGAGATTAGCCACAATATTGAAAATGTAGCTTTAGCTATATCTACGTTTGGTACTTTAGTGTGGAAGTTTACAAAGCCTAGATTTTTAAATTTTAATTCAAGCACGCAGCTACCTACTACAAACGGAGGTTCTGACAACACAGCCACGCCTATCGATAATGCTATATACGGCATTGATGTTTTTGATGGGTTTTTATTTTTTACTGATGATAAAAATGAGCCTAAAAAAATAAATATAGAAAGATTTAAAAAAGGTGGTATTCTTGGTACAAAAGAAACTCATAGCATATTTTATACGACTAGACTACTAAGACCTTTAGACTCTAGCCAAACTATATTTGCAGCTGGAAATAACAACGGTAATTTTAGCAGTCCTTTTACTACTATTGCTCAACATCATAGTAATAGACCAGTATTAGTTGAAGAAGAGCACATAACAGTAATAAAAAGACAACCTACAAGACCACCAACTGTTGAAGCTTTTGCTACGCCTCAAGCAGGTGGTACTTCTACTTTGTATACCAATGTAGATGTTACTAGCATTAACTTAAGTAGCTATGTTGAAGGTGATGCTGTTACTATACAAATGCCAGCTACTACGCTTTTTAACCCTGGAGATTTAATATCTTTAATTGGAGTTTCTGGCAATACCGATGCCGCTATACAGTTGATTGTTAACGCGGTTCCGCCAAACACTTTAACAGCTACAAGTTTTGATTGCACTGTTTTTAGAACAGATTTAGACGGTAGTGATTTAACGGCTGGAACTACGCCGGGAGAGCAAGTTATAGCAGACGCTAGCACAACTTGGCACGCGACTTTAGGTAATAGGCCCGGAACTGTTAATACTCAAGCTATATATGTAGATAAATTTCCTAGATTTGCTTACAGATGGAAATATGTAGATGGTGAATATTCTACTATATCGCCTTTTACAAAACCTATATTTATTCCTGGAACATATAATTTTAATACTAGTACTGACGGAGACAACGATGCAGAAGCTTATAACACTGGTATGGAAAATACTATTCAAACTATAAGGCTTAAAGATTTTCTACCTGCAGAAGCACCAAAAGACGTTGTAGAAGTTGAGTTGCTACAAGCTTTATCAAACTCTAATTCTATATATTCTATCAAAAACTTTAAAGTAACAGATTTTTATTTAGAAAATTCACAAGCTTTTACTCCAGTTAGAATTAGATCTGAACATGCTGGTACTGGAAGTTTTGGGCATCAAGGAAGTGGTCAAATTGGTACACATCAGAATCCTGGCGCATTAAACAACATAGGTGTTTTTGATATAACTGAAGATTTATTTGGAAGTGTGATAGAAGAAAATCAACTTTTAAGAAACTTTGACAATGTACCTAGAGTTGCAAGAGCTCAAGCTGTATCTGCCAATAGAATAATATATGGAAATTATTTACAAAGCTACAATATAGAAACTACTAATAGAAGATCTATAGACGTACAAATAGATTTAGCTTTAAAATATTTACCCACGGAAACAGTTCCAACTGCATTTCCTCTTGGTACTACAGAGTCTTTAAAAAGTAATAGAACATACGAAGTAGGTGTTGTATTTAAAGATAAATTTGGTAGAGAAACACCAGTTTTAACAAGTAAAGACTCTTCTATAGCTGTACCTAACGTTTACGCTCCAGCTACTATAAAGCTAGAGGCTTCTATGAGAAACGTTTTACCTACTTGGGTAGATTCATACAAGTTTTACATAAAAGAAACATCTAACGAATATTATAACTTAGCTTTGTATAAAGCATACAACGCTTCAGAACATCAAACAAATGGTGAGGCTTGGTTGTTATTTAACTCTGCAGACTCAAGTAAAGTTCAAGAAGGTGATACTTTAATACTTAAAAAAGATCACAGTGGTGTTTCTTACGGAGACTCTGTCAATGGATTTGCTCCAGCAGAGTATAGAGTTTTAGCTAAAAGTTCTACGGCACCAACGCTTGCTAAACAAATAAACGGTGCGGATGCAGACACTAATGGATCAATAAGTGCGGCTGACAGAGACGGTAAGTTTTTTGTAAAAGTTACCAACGACACTACGTTACAAGCTAGATTACTTACTGATTTTTCTGGAGATAATGATAAAATAGGATCAAGCACAACTCCAGCTATATTTGAAACTAAGCCAGATCCAGACTTAAACTTAAATATTTGGTATGAAGCGTCTAGATCTTACCCTGCTAAACTAACAGCTGAAAACATAATGTCAGCAATAGCTATCGGTGATTTTGTACAAATATACGATTATGTTGCTGGCGCTGCTGGTTCTGTAGCTTTAACTGCTACTGATCAGTTTGGCAACAATAACGATCCTGCAGACGCAGCTGGAATACAAACACCTTTAACGCTTACTAAAGTAGAAGGTCCTGATTTACTAGGTTATTATAAAGCAACGCTTTCTGGGGCTATAGCTTTTCATACAAATTCGTATTTAGGTACTATACACTTTATAAAGCCTGATGGATCAGCTATAGCTTTATCAGTGGCTTTTCCAAATGGTACAGGTAATTATAATAGTGTTACTGGCGCAGATAGTGATGGTGGTGATCTATTAAATACTCAAGTTTTATTTCACTGTAATACGACTAATAATCAAGAAGGTTTAAATCCTAGTAGTGGTTTTGTAAGATTAGACTGGTATAATTGTTTTAACTTTGGTAACGGTGTTGAGTCAGATAGAATTAGAGACGACTTTAACGAAGTTCAATTAAATAATGGCGTTAGAGCATCTTCGACTTTTGATGACTATAGAGAAGATAGAAGAAGCCACGGTTTAATATTTTCTGGTTTATATAACTCTAACAGCTCTGTAAACGAGCTTAATCAATTTATACAAGCTTTACCTATTACTAAAGATATAAATCCTGAAAACGGTAGTATTCAAAAAATATTTTCAAGAAACACTGACATATTAGTATTTGCAGAAGATAAAGTATTGAAGATATTAGCAAATAAAGATGCTTTATTTAACGCTGGTGGTAACGCTAACTTAACTTCGTCAAGTTCTGTTCTTGGTCAAGCAATACCTTTTGCTGGAGATTATGGAATATCTCAAGATCCTTTGTCTTTTGCTTCAGATGAGTATAGATGTTATTTTGCAGATAGACAGAGAGGTACTGTTATAAGATTATCAAGAGACGGTATAACGCCTATAAGTGCTATAGGTATGTCAGATTATTTTACAGATACACTTTCTTTAACTTCTGCTTTAGTAGGATCTTATGACGATAGAAAACAAGAATATAATTTAACCATTCACTCAGGAGCAGAGTTGCTTTCAAGTCAATCAAGATTTAAAGATGTTACAACTGTAAGCTATAGTGAAAACTCTAAAGGTTGGTCTAGTTTTAAAAGCTTTATACCTGAAAGAGGTATTAGCTTAAATAATAACTACTATACATTTAGAAATGGTAGAATGTATATACATCATTACGATCAGCGCAGCAACGTTATTGCAGACAATAATCCTGATGGTACCGCTTTAAAATGTAATTTGTTTTACGGTGAGCAGTTTACTTCTTCTATAACACCCGTATTCAACGATGTGCCTAGTGCTGTTAAAAGCTTTACTACTTTAAATTACGGAGGTACTCAAGCTAGAGTTTTACCTGACATAACAGGTACACTTGCTGTTATAACAGGCGTTGACGTTAATCTTAGAACTTTACAATTTACAACAGCTTTTGACGTGCCTTTTGGTGCTACAATAAGTGGTACTAATATACCAGCTGGAACTACAGTTGTAACTACAGACAACGTAGCTACTGACGGCAACGAATATAATTTACAAGTTGGTATGTCTGCTGACGCTACTTCAAATATAGCGGCTGGTACTGTCATAACTTTTTACGATGAAGAGTGGTATAACAATATGCCAGCTCAAGTTAGTGGCGGTAGACCTGGTTGGTATGTAGAATCTATAAGTACAGATCTTCAAGATGGTCAAATAGCAGACTTCAGAAGAAAAGAAAGTAAATGGTTTAACTTTATAAGAGGTACTAAAACAACTTGGACAAACGCTGTTGAAGTTAATAATACAATACATGCAGACGCTATTGGTAATATAGACTCGCAAGAGTTTTCTTTTCAAGGATTAGGAATGATGAACACTAGCAACGGTGATAGCGCTTCTTTAACTTCTGGATCTATTGATTCAACTTTTAGTGTTCAAGTGTCAGACACTAGCGATGTAGATACTCCTGGCGGAGTAAATCTATATAGTACAGATGTAGCTTTAATAACTGGTCTTTCTGGAACAGTGAGTACTACAGGTTTTATAACAATAACGCCTGATTTAGGAGTATTTTTACAAGCTTCAGACTTTACAATTAGCGGTGGTACAGCTAATTCTGAAGGTAATTTTGTTAACGGTCAAAACGGAGTTACACTGCCTAGCCAAATATCAAAAGTGACTTTTACTAATACAGCCACAGCGGATCAACTAGCACAAAGCTTTACTGGCAATACTATTAAGGCTACATTTACTTTTTCAGGATTTACTATATCTGCAGATCAAGTTTTAACTATAGATATAGATTTAACAGAAGGCAGCGTATCTCAAACGGTTGGTATTCCAGTGATACATAGGCAAGGCTTTAAAAACTCTCAGTATATTAATCAAAATCATACAATAACTTATGATACTTCTGCGCAGCCAAACATGACGCCTTCTACAAACATTACAGGCACGCCTAGATTTAGCTTCAACTCATCTACTAAAGTATTAAGTCATGCCGCGGGTCATGAGCAAGCGACGGCTAATTCAGCTGGATCGGTAACAGGTACTACTCATGTTTTAACTTCAGACATAGCGTCTAGCTTGTTAGCTGGTAGTAACATAACTGATTCTCACAGTGCGTACTTTAATGGAGGAGGATTTATTGGTTTTGTTGACTCAGTTACAGATTTAGGATCTACTACTCAAGTACAGTTTGGAGCAAGTGTTACAGTACCTCAAAACAGTGTTATAGATTTTATAGATGGAATATTGAACAACGCAGGTAATCCTCAAATAGGTACTTACAACGGGAGCATACAAATAGTACCAGGTGAAGCTACAGAATTTAAAAAGTTTGTTATAACTTGCGATAGTGGTTTTAAAATTACTAATTTTACTGTTTCACTAGACTCACAAGGATCAGATGTAACTAATAGTATGCTTAGTTTTACAACTGATGACACTGTAGATGGTAGTGGTAATGTGACAGCTAGAACCGCAACAGTTTTTATAAACATACCTGTTGACTCACCTTTATTGCAGTCAAACGGCTTAGGTGTTCACTTATTTTACAGTTTAACAATAAACCCAATATAACATGGCATTAGGACAACTAACATTAACATTACAATTTGTTGCTAACGTTTCAGTTCAGCCTGGCGACATTATGTATTATTCAGATACATCAACAATAGGTAATGATACCCACGTATTAAGCGCTAACGATATATACATGATGGGTGAAATATTAACTATAACAAGAAACGCCACTAACACAGTTTTTACTTTGGACTACGACTTGAGTGTGCCGCTGCCAACTACAGGCGCTTTCTTTTCATTTTCAAAAGACAACTTAGCAAACTGTTCGTCGCTATTAGGTTATTATATGGAAGTTAAATTTGTTAACAACTCTACTAAAAAAGCTGAGTTGTTTTCAGCAGGCACAGAGATGAGCGTAAGCAGTAAATAGACATGTATAAGTGTAATTATATTAAGATCAGAATATTATGGCAAAAAAGACACCAATAAAATTTATAGACGGCATCGTCCAAATGGGCGTAGCTTTATACAATAAGAAAGCATTAAAAGCCGCTCAAAAAGAAGCAAGAGATAATCTAAGAGAAGAAATGGATGCTTTTAGATCATTAGATACTAGTAATCCATACGCTGATTTAGAAAATGCTTACGAAGACTTGACAGTTAACACTCAAGAAGCAGAGTTTCAAAGAGACACCGCTCAGCAAAGTCAAGCAAATATATTAGCTAGTTTAAGAGGAGCGGCTGGATCTAGTGGTATTGGAAGTTTAGCACAAACGCTAGCTAATCAAGCAAGCATAGATGCTAGAAGATCTTCTGCTAGTATAGGTGCTCAAGAAGCTCAAAACCAAAGGTTAGCAGCTCAAGGTGCAGCTAGTGTTCAAAGTCAAAAAGCTTACGGTCAATATTTATCTCAACAAATGGAAATAGACAAACAGTCTACACTAACTGGTATTGCTCAAACTGAAATGCAACAAGCAAACGCTAATAGACAGGCTAATCAAGAAATGTTCATGGAAGGTCTTGGGACTGTTGCTAATGCGGCTATTGGTATGCCTTACAAAGGTGGCGTTGGTAAACCAAAGAAAAAATTATAAGTATGAAAGAATCACCAAATAAACAAAGTAATAGTATACTTATAAAAGGCGCGGCTACTGGAGGTAGAAAAGGATCTGCTAGTAGAACTGTACCTTTAGGTGGGGCTGAAGCTGTAGACGCTTTTAAAAAAGCTTTTAATAGAGGCTCAGGTAGAGGCACAACGGCTAAAACAAACAACACCACTAAAAGTAATAAATCTCAACCACAAGCCAAAAGTAGTGGTAGAAGAAAATTTAGAGACACTAAAATAGGTCAACTTTTTACTAGAAACAAAAACAAAGTTGATACAGGTGTTAGTGCAGGTAGTGCGGATAAAAGTGATTTAAAGTTAATTCCTGTTACAGGTATAACGACAGAAGAAAGCCGCGATCTTTACAATGCTACTATAGCTTACAGAGATAAGCTAGCTAAAGACGGCGTGCTAAATAGTAAAGAGCGAAGAATAGCAATTAGAAGATATGCTAATAAACTTAGAGAAGAGCTTAATAAAAGTAAAGCTGATAAAAAAGCTCAATACATAAAAGATAACAATTTAAATGTTTCAGAGTCTCCTTCAAAGATGAGATCACCAATGAAACAAGATGAAAACTTAATAAAAGGCGCTGCTACTAATGTAGGAAGAAGAGCTGACGGAACATATTTTATAGGTGGTAGTAGAAGCGGTCAATTTAGTAAAGATCTAGCTCTTGGGCCAGATTCTGTTAGAGCTTTTACAAAAGCTTTTAATAGTGAAAAAGAAAGAAAAAAGAGAGTAGAAAAAGAAATAAAAAACTTTGATCCTGTAGCTAACAAGCAAGGTTTAAATAGTTTTAAAAACGGAAGCATGCAATGCGCTGACTTCTCTATGAACAATAAAGAAAAAATGTTTATAGCTCAAAACAGGCAAGGAAGAAATAAATCTTTTATGGGGCTTGGAGCATTTAAATCACCCTTTACTCAAAAAGAAGACACTGTTTTAAAGCCTGATAAAGCAAAAAGTTTTAAGCAAGAAAAAGAAGAAATAAATGGTAGAATGAAAAGACTTGCTAGTGAAGTTAGAAACTTGCAAGGCGAAAAAGAAATGTGGATTGAGCTTTCAGGTGGTGATACAGAAGGAAGATCTTATTACTCTGCAGGATCTAATAGACATTACAAAGCAGCGCTAGATGATGTTATGACGAAATCAGCTGATACTAAAGTTAAAAAAGATGGTAGTGTTGTTTTTCAAATAGAAGTTGAAGATGCTAGTGTTTTTCCAGAAAATTTAAGATATGGCGCTAATAAAATAGAGGCTAGCGTAGATGACTTAAACGAGAAAGTATATTTAGAAGACAGTAAAGGATTTTTAGATTTTAGTAGATTTAAAAAAGATGCATTAATGAAAACTTCTCAAGGCATGCAGTTTGACGAACAAGGTGTAAGAGGTGTAGTTAATAATTTATTAGGCGATAGAATAAACTTTTCAGAGCCTAAACTAATGTCTTGGGCTACTGACGATGCTAATAGAGATGGTAGTTCGTTTATGGCTGATTATTTAGAAGTTTTTCCAAATCAAAAGTTTTTATTTGATGGTAGCTTTGACTTGCAAACTGTTGTAGAAACTGATGAAAAAGTTACAACTGTAGGTGATCTTTTAAGACAAGAAATAGTAGAATACAACGTAGAAAAACTAAGACGTAATCATAATGCAATAGCTCAATCAAAAGAGTTAAACAACATAAGTAGACCAAGATATACATTTGACAATGTTGTGTCTGGAGAAAAAGCAAATATGATCACTGGTTACGAATCATAAAATAAAATTATATGCCAATTTACAGACTTTCAGACGGAAGAGAGGCTAATGTAGGCCCAGAAAATGAATCTAGATTTTTAGAAGACTTCGCTGACTTTAATCCAGAAGTAATAGAAGAAGATGTTGCTACTGACGTAGATGTTGAAGAAGTAACTGTTGAAGACGAAAAAAAAGATCCAGCCATTACCCCAATGGGTGCAGGTGTAGTGGCACCAGACGATATGGCATCCAACTTGGAAGAAGTTTCTTTGGATTTACCAGAAGTTGAAGAAGATAAAATAGAAGATACAGATATATTTTCATATTCTACTGTAGAAAACAAAGTTATATCAGCTGAAAATAATTCTAATAGAGAAAAAGAAAAACAAAAGTTTTTAGACGAAACGCAAGACATCGATATTGATGATGACGAAAAAGATGCTCTGTATGATCAAATGGAGCATCAAAACTTTATAGACGACGAAGAAGCATTTAAACAAAAGTCGCAAAATAGAGTTGATAGATTTTTTCAAAACGCTGATGAGTATTTAAGAAAAGCTTTAATTAAATCAGGTAACGCAAACTCATACCTATCTATAAAACAAGCTCTTGACGCTAAAATATTACCTTACGTTGATCCATTTATAGCTTATGAAACAGAAGATGGAGAAATATTTATCTCTGCTGCAACTACCACAAAAATAGGGCCTGACGAATATTTTACTAGACCTGAAGAAGATCAAGCTAGATTTATATCAATATATGATTATGCTAAGAAAATGGCAACTACGTTTTCTGACATGATAAATTATGCGAGTAATGCTTGGGACGACGCCGCTACTTTTCAAGGTGGTTTAACCTTGAGAGATGAAGGTGATGAAATGAGTCAAGAAGATTTTGAAAAATATAAAAAAGCAATAGAAGAGGCTGAAAATAATCCTCTTCCGCCAAGTGTTTTAAGATTTCAAGCTGTTATTGAAAGTGAAGAAAACAGTTTTAAAGGTTTTTTTAAGGCCTTGATAGATCAACCTACCGCAGCCGCTCCTTATGTAGCTAATTTATTAACTTTATTAGGCGGTGCTTATTTGCAAAGCGAAGACATAGCAGGACCTGTAACCGGCGCTGCTGCCGCTGAATATACTCGTGGATTTGTTTCAACCCCTGGAGATGTTAGAGTTAAATTGTTAGCTGGTATACCTTACGGTGTTAGAGGTGGTATGGCTACGTTGTCTAGTAAAGTTGCTGGAGCTTCTAAGTTTAACGAGATATTAAGATCAGAGTTTGCTCCAGGCGGACTGATGGAAGGTCAAGACTTTAACTTTCAAAACGTAATGTCTCTTGTAGAAAGCGAAGACTGGTTGAAAAGAGCTCGTGTAAAATCTAAAACCTACGGATTAAGTATAGGTGCTGTGGATTATTTTACCGGTGGTCTTACAGGTAAAGTTGTTAAAAAATATAGTGCTGCTGGTAAAATTAAAACAGCTACTATAGCAGGTTCTGCAGTTGAAGGTACTGGTGGTGCTTTTGGTGAGCTTTTAGGTCAAGTGCTTGAAGGATCTATTGGTTATGATGAAGAGCTTGGAGTTTATACGCAAGACGGTCACCCACTACACGTAAACGAGATTGGGGAAATGGGTTATCTAGTATATGATGAGCCTAATTATCTAGATGAAGGACAAACACCTTATATTGAAGTTGGTATAAAGATACCAAACACTTTCGGTGTGTTTGGTGATAATTTAAGGTTTAGACCTGCAGATGGTCTAAAAAATATAAATGGAGGAGAAATAGCTATGGAGTTGGTGTTTGGCCCTGCTGCTGGTGCACCAAACGTAGCTGCAGCTTTAGTTAGTAAGCATGGCTTTACATATAAAGGCAAAACATACAACGCTGCTCAAATACCAGAGTTAATAAAAACTTTAAAGTCTTCAGAAGCTATGGACATGGCTTACAATATGGAATTTACTAGTAAGATGCCTGCTTCATGGGCAAACAATATTCGAAAGCAATTATATATAAAGGGCATAGAAGGTGGCGTTAGTAGTAAAATAACTAATCCTGAAACTAGAAAACAAGTTGCTAAAGTTGAATTTGAAATACAAAAATTAAGACAAAAAGTAAAGCAAGATGGTTTAGAGTCTGATAAAATAGAGTTAAAAGAAAAAGAAAATGAGCTTGTTAATTTATATCAAGAAGGAGTACAAGGCGCAGACAGAGTAATATCACCTAAAGTAGAGGCAGAATTAGAAGAAGAAAGACTAGCTGTTGATAGAGTTATTACTAAAAATCGAGTTGATAGATCTATTGAGTTTGCTAAAAACTCTGGTTTAAAACCAGCTGAAAATGTTATTGTTTTACCTGGAAATGAAGCTATCGACGCGATAGCTGAAGCTATAGCTGAAACAAAAGGTATTACCAAGCAAAAAGCTATGGCCGAAGCTGAAAAAACAGTAGGCCAAGTTTTTGGTGATAAAATGATAATAAACTATGATAAAGCTGTTGAAGATAAAGCTATAACTATAGGTGAGCATGAGGTTGGTCACTGGGTGTTAGATGAAATCGGTATTGATGACACACGTATGAAAAGTATTGTGAAAAAATTTAAAAGCGTGTTGTCACAATCTGCTTTACGAAAATTAGAGGCAGAGTATAATTCTAGATATGCTAAAGACGGCGATACAGTGTCTGCGCAAGAGTGGTTTACTGTTTTTATTGATCTAGTTGGTCAAGGTAAAATAGATCTTGACGATGCTAATCCTAGTGATTGGCAAACTATAGCTAACGAAGATATAGGTCAAATATTTACAGAGACTGGTTTAAAAGGCTATAGATTTGACACAGGTAATCAAGCTTATGAGTTTATAGCTGCATATTGGAAAAAAGCACAAACAGGTAGATTAAGAGAAGGAAAATTTTCATCTAAGCTAGGTTTATTTAAGCCTAGAGCAAAAGTGCAGTCTACAGATAAAGAAAAGAAGTTTAGATCAGACGGAAGATCTAAAAATCAAATAGAGGAAGATGTAAACGATTTAGTATTTGGTTTAGATCAAGAAACCTACTTCGAAGAGTTTGACGCTATATACCAAACTATAATTGAAAGAGGTGATTTTGACAATTTAATATCTGCCAACGATAACATAAGCAAAACCCAAGCTCAAAAAGAACAGTTCATAAAAGATGTATTAGCTAACATGACTAGCTACATTAGAAACTTTGATCCTACAACTAATGACAACTTTTTTGCTTATATAAATTCTCAAATAAAAAACAGGTCTGCTTTAATAGCTAATAGAAGGTTAAAAGAAATAGAAACAGAGCAACAGTCTGTAAGTCTTGACGATGAAGCTACTTTTGTTAGAGAAATAGCTGATGAGCCAACTACTACAACAACAGTAGAGGCTGATGAGGCGCCATCTCTGTTAGATAAATTACCAGTAAATGCAAATATAAGGCTTGCTTTAAAAAACTCTGTTAAAAGCGCTCTAAATAAAATTGGTGTAAACTTTGGCGAAGGTAAAAAAATAACTAGAACTGTATCGCCGTTTATATCTTTATTTAAAAAAGAGCTTGGCGATGCTCCTCGTGGTAAAAAAGGTATAAGCAATTTTGCAGCTGAAATAAGAAACGATATAAAGAAAGACTACGAAGGCTATCTAACTACTAACATGAATAGGATATTAAAAAACGCGCCGCTTGATTGGTTAGCTAATAATTTTCCTAGTATGGTAGAAAAACAAGTTAACGGTGTATTTACCGCTGACTGGAAAGGTAAAAAAATAGATAGAGAAAAATCAGCTGAAACAGGTAACACTGCAGGCCCTCAAATAAAAAGAAGAAGAAAAGGTGTTACTGTTGATCTTGAAACTTTCTTAAATCATTATTTAAATGCTAGAGACGCTAAAGGTAAAAGAAAGCCTAAGCAAATGCGAGTTGAAAGCTTAGTTAAAATGCTTGCTCAAGAGTTTGGATTAGAATATTTATCTGCAGAGCTTAACAAGCCTAACAGTGAGCTTTCAAAACAAGTAGATCAAATAGCTAATCTTAGAGACGTTGTATTAGCTGAAAACTTTGCGGCAGAACTAAAGCGTGATCTTGAACGTGGTAGTGTTAAAAAGTATAGATCTGCAGGAAAAGATTTTGGACAAATACTACTATACGCGCCTGAAATAACTCAGTCTGCTATTAAAAACGGATATAGATCACCTAAGTTTGACGATGAACTTAGAAACTTAGACATTGATCCAGACTCACCAACTTTAGAAAAAATAATGTCTTGGTTAGGTTGGTTTGATGATGGTCAAGCTTTTAAAAAGCCAATATTAGAAGCTTACGAAAACGGTAAGTTTAAATTTTTTAACAAACAGCTTAAAAAATATTTTGATAATACAATATCAAGTGACAAAGCAAAGGATCAATTAGCAAGTTTTTGTTTAAAGTTATTAAAAAAATATCCATCTAGTTTATTAAAAACATTAAACTCTGTTAAAGATATTTTTAATTTAAAAAGCTCAAGCAGGCTTTTAGACGGAAGGCCAGGTGGTAGAAAAAAAGACGCTGATCTTAGAAGTGAAGTTGATAGAAGAAAAGATGGTAGCTTTGGAGATAATATTGAGCTTGATTTTGATATAACTAAAATTAGATTAGTTAACGCTGGTAAGGGTATTGCTAATAAAATAGAAAAATTTTTAGAGCAAGATTTTAATTCTAAAGAAGAAAAAATAAAAGCTTTTAACGAAAAGTTTAAGCAAGAAATAGAAGATTTAAACGCTAATAACCATGGGTTTATAGAGTTTAATGTAATAGAAATGATTGAGCTAGTTGTTCAAAATGAAGATAACTTAGTTGGAGTTTTAAGACATTTAGAAGCTTCTAGTGGTAATACTAGTGGTTTTTTAAGAGCTTACAGTAAAATATCTTTAGTTGAAATATTTGCTAAAAATCAAAAAGCTGATAAAAATCACCCGCTATATAATGAAGCTGTCAAGTTTATTAAAAAATATAATCCTGAAATTACAGATCCAAAAGATATAGAAGTTGCAGCGGAAAAACTATTAAAGCAAAAAGGTGAACATGTTATGGCTACTTCGAATCTTGCTAGAGGTATAGCAGAGCTTATAATGAACTCATCTCAGCTAATAATAGAAAATCCTAGCGAAAAGCAAAACATATTAAACAATGTTAAAGCTGATCTTGCTGACTTAATGTACAACTACGATCAAGTTTTAGGATCTAAAGTAATGTTTGATATAATAGACAAAAGACCTAGAGGCTCTACTGATCCAGCTGAATATGTTAGATTTGATGATGTAAAAGATAACTTACCTAATTATTATAATCCAACAACAGGACAAGATGGTGTTCAAACACAAAGACAACGCATTGATTCAAAAGTTGATCTAGCGCTTGCAGAAATAAAAGACAGAGTAGAATATCAAAAGAAATTTAGAGCTGCTAAAGACAGTAACGACGGCGGCGCTACTATATTTGACTTTGACGACACTGTAGCTACAAGTAATTCTCAAGTCATTGTAATAAAAAAAGACGGTACTCAATATACTATAACGCCTGCAGAGTTTGCTAAAAAAGGCGAACAATTAGGGCTTGAAGGTAACATATTTGATTTTAGTCAATTTAATGATGTTATTGATGGTAAGCCCGGGCCTTTCTTTGAAAAGCTTAAAAAGCGTGTGGAAAAATATGGTAATGAAAACGTGTATATACTTACCGCTAGACCAGAACAGTCACAGCTAGCTATATTCTATTGGTTGAAAAGTAACGGTATACATTTAAAACTAGAAAATATAACAGGATTAGGTAACTCGACAGCTCTAGCTAAAGCAGAGTTTGTAGTTGATCTTGTTCAAGAAAAAGGTTTTACTAACGTTCACTTTGCTGACGATGCTGTTAATAATGTTGAGACTATGGATATTTTACTTGGTCAAATCGAAGGCTTAAAATCTACATCTACACTAGTTGTTGAATCTAAAAAATACAGATCTAAAAAAGCTAATCAAATACTAGAAGCTACTACAGGCATTAGAGAAGAGATGACGTTTTCTGAAGTTGTTGGTAGACAAAAAGGTAAAGAAAAAGATAAGTTTAGGTTTTTACCGTACTCAGCTGAAGATTTTAAAGGTTTAATATATCAGCTTTGTGGAAGAGATGAGCAAGGAGTTAAAGATTTTGAATTTTTTAAACGCGAGTTGTTAGATCCGTTTGCTAAGGGTATAAATTTAATTAACTCAGAAAAGCAGGCTATAATGAACGATTATAGAGCTCTTAGAAAAGCAATGCCTACGGTTCGTAAAAAGCTAGGTAAAAAAATACCTAACACTGAGTTTACATTTGGTATGGCCATAAGAGTTTATCTGTCAGACAAAGCTGGATTTGATGTGCCTGGAATATCTAAAAGAGACTTAAATAAAATTAAGTCTGTTGTTAAAAACGATCCTGAGTTATTAAAATTTGCTAACACGCTTGGCTTAATATCAAGAAAAGAACAAGGCTACATAGAGTTAAAGCAAGACTGGCTTGGCGGTAGTATATCTAGCGATTTAAGTGATATATCTGTAAAAATAAATAGAAAAGAGTTTTTAAAAGATTTTATAACTGCTAAAGATGAAATATTTACAGATCAATTTAAAGCTAAACTAAGAGCTGCCTATGGTAACAAATACGTTGAAGCGTTAGAAGATTTATTATACCGTATGGAAACTGGTGCTAGACGAAACTTTGGTAGCAATAGAATAGTTAACGCTTGGACAAACTGGGTTAACAATTCTGTCGGCGCTATAATGTTCTTTAACGCTAGATCTGCCGTACTACAAACTTTATCTACAGTTAACTTTATAAATTGGAGCGACAACAATTTATTTAAAGCTGCTAAAGCTTTTGCTAATCAAAAGCAATACTGGAAAGACTTTGCGTTTTTATTTAATTCAGATTATTTAAAGCAAAGAAGAAGTGGCTTAAAATCAGACGTAAACGGAGCTGAGCTTGCAAGCGCTGCTATGGGCGCGCCTAACAAGGCTAAAGCAGCTTTAGCGTATTTACTTAAAAAAGGATTTTTACCTACGCAGTTTGCCGATAGTTTTGCCATCGCTACTGGAGGCGCCACATATTATAGAAATAAAATAATCAAGTATGTTAAAGAAGGTATGAGTCAAGCTGAAGCTGAGAAACAAGCTTTTATTGATTTTCAAGAAATAGCTGAAGAAACACAACAGTCTTCTAGACCTGATAAAATATCACCTCAACAAGCGTCTGCGTTAGGTCGTTGGATATTAGCTTTCCAAAATACACCAATGCAATACACTAGATTAATATATAGAGCTGGGCAAGACTTAGCTAACAATAGAGGTAGTAAGATAGAAAACATATCCAAAATATTATACTATGGTGCTATACAAAACCTTATATTCGCTTCACTTCAATCAGCATTATTTGCGTTTGCATTTGATGATGAGATAGATGAAGATGAGCAAGCTAGACTTGAACAAAAGCAGGTTAGAATAGTAAACAATATGATAGACTCTATTTTAAGAGGTACTGGTATAACTGGTGCCGCTATAGCAACTATCAAAAATACTATAATGGAGTTTTACAAGCAAGAGCAAAAAAAGTTTAACAACGATCATGCTCAAACATTAATACAGTTTGCTAATCTTGCTCCACCAGTTGGTATTAAATTTAGAAAAGTATATAGCGGTATACAAAGCTATACATATAATAAAGATATTGTTGGTGAAATGAGTTATTTAGATCCACAAAACCCAGGTGTGCAAGCTATAGCTAATGTAATATCAGGCGCAACAAACTTTCCAACAGATAGAATAGTAAATAAAACAAATAATCTTGTTGAGGTTTTAAACTCTGATAATGAAAACTGGCAAAGACTTGCGCTAACTTTAGGTTGGAACACTTGGGACGTTGGAGTTGAACAAACTAGAAGAGATGAAGCTAAGCTAGAAGTTAAAAGAAAGAAGAAAGAAGAGAAAAAGAAAAACCAGCAAAGATGTACTCAGATAAAATCTGATGGCGAAAGATGTAAGATGATGGTTGACAAACCTAAAAAGAAATGTCATTATCACGATTAATATGTAATAATTTACTTATGAAGTATATATTTTTAATACTAGTTTTTTTAATGTCTTGTGCGGCACCTAAAAAATGCTGCTCACAAATTAAAAAAGCATTTAAGTTTTCTACGTTCTATGTAGCAACAAACGGTGGTACATCATTGTCTGATCAAGATGTATACTCTGTTGATGGTAGCATGCTAGATTACGATACTATATTAACGCCTTACGACTACTCATTAACAATGGGTATACGTAAAATACAAAGATTTCAATATGAAGGTAGTACGCCGTTTAAAGATGGTACCGAAACATCGTTCTCAGACGCCGCAAACGTTGGACGATCTCCGTTTGAGTATTTGTTTGAAGTTGATTACAAAAGACAAGAAGGTGTAGAGTATTTTGATCAACATCATTTTTTAAGATATGTTAAGCCAAAGTGGTTTACAAAAGTAGAATATATTAAAGATGGTTTTGCAGACATAGAGTATTTTGAAAGCACGCAAAGACTACGATTACTTGGTAATAAGAAGTTATCGTTTAACATCGGTGCTGTTCAAAGACTTGCCGAGCCTTATGGCTATGATCCGCTTGAAGAGTGGACTATGGCTACAGGCGATATACATTACACGCAGTTAGCGATACAAGAGGGTTACAATATAGATGTATATAATAACGAATACAAAGATCCAGACGGCAATATAGTAGCCACAAGCTCTGACGTTTGGAATCAAGTAGCAATACCTACTGTATTAGAAAACTATGTAAATAAAAAACGTAACGAATTAGAAAATCAATGGCAGCATAGCTTTGTTGTTGGGTTTGACTTTTATCATTACAAGAAAAACTTTTGGTTACACTCTTGGGGTAACATAATGCCTTATCATTATAATGATGGTGGACAATTTACATATCATAGCTTTAATGATGATGAGCAATGGTATGATTATTCTGGTGGTTTAATATTTGGTTATAAGCTAAATAAGAACTTAGGTTTGTTTGTTGAAGGTAAATATAACAAGTACTGGACCAAAGAGTGGTATGACTTTAAGTGTGGTATTAACTATGTAATCTTTTAAAATGAGTTTATTAACATTAATAGATCAAGTTCCTTTATATTCTACAATAGAAGAAGCTTTAATATGGGGAACACAATATAATATAACAGGTTATCATACTCACGTTTATAACGGAGTTACTGGATATATGCCTGGCGAAAATCATGAAGAAATTACAAGCGCTTTAGCTGGTGGTATTATAAATTTTCTAACACCACAACAGTTAGCTCAAGGACAGTTTGTAGTTACACCTGAAGCTGCTCAACAATATTTAAGTCAGCAAGGCGTTGTTTTACCAGAAAATACAGTACAGCAACCAGCAATAACACCTCAACCACAAGTAATACCACAACCAATAGTAATTGACACACCTACAACTAGCACTTCTACAACTGGTGGTGGTGGTGGAAGTGGATATTAAATATAGAATATGAAGTTAAAAGTATTAAGATTTAGCTCTGAAAAAGATTCTACGCACGGATTATTATTTGAAGAAAGTAGTATGGGCAATAGATTTCTTTGTTATACGTTAGAAGACGAACATAGAGTTTTAAAAGTAAGAGGAGAAACAAGAGTGCCTGCTGGCATATATAATGTTAAGCTCAGAAAAGAAGGTGGGTTTCATGAAAGATATACTAAAAAATACCCTGGTGTACATCGTGGTATGCTTCACGTCGTTGACGTTCCTAACTTTGAGTATATTCTTATACACACTGGAAACACTGACGAGCATACTGCTGGCTGCCTGCTTGTGGGTGACAGCCAAGAAAATAACCAATTGTTACCTGATGGTTTCATTGGTAAAAGCGTTAACGCGTATAAAAGAATTTATCCTGCTATTGCAAAAGCGATAGAGCAAGGCGAAGAAGTAACAATAGAATATATAGATTTTGATTAACTATGGCAACAACAACAGCAACAATAACATTAGCTAGTACAGACTTAATATCTGACGAACTAAACTTAACTACGTCTGCTACGCTTACAAAAGCTGGAACATCTACTGGATTAGTATCAACAGGTGGTTTAGGTAGAAAAACTACAGAATCAACTGGTGAATACACTCTTTTTACAGCTGCTAATTTTACAGACGACGGTGCTAATAAAGTATACCTCAAAAACACATCGTCAACAGCTTCAGAATATTTCCTTGTAAAGCTAGGCGATATAGAAATGGGTAGGCTTTATGCTGGTGACTGGGCATTTTTTCCTTGGAACGCAGACACAGGTACTACGCCAGACGCAGATGTAAAGATTACTCCTAGTGTTTCAACAGCTATAACACTAGAATACATGTTACTAAACGAATAATTAATAATAAATAAATAAAAAATGGCAACAACAACAGCTAACTGCACGATAAACAGCGATTTGCTTCAGCCTAATTTAAACGCAAGTAAAACGTCTACATTAATGAAAGGCGGCACTTCATCTGACGGTCTAGAGTTTATGGACATGGGCTATATTGAAGTTGCCACAGGTACTAACTTTGACTTATTAAACGCAGATAATGCTTTAAACAAAGACAAAGCTAATAAAGTTTATATTAGTAATGAGTCTACTGATGAAACTTATTACGTAATAATAACTATAGACGCTACTGTAATTGGTAGACTTTACGCGGGTGATTGGATGTTTATTCCATGGGGAGCAGAAGATGCTAACGCAGATATTGAAATACAAGCATACACAGGGACTAACAAAATAACTTATGCTTATTTTCACGAAAACAGAACTTTAACTTCAGCTTAATTTAGAATTATGGCAACAACAGCAACATTTAATATATTTTCAGAAATAAGCCCAGCGTTTTCAGGTATAACTAAAACTATGACGCTTACTAAAGCTGGAACACTAAACGATATAACAGAAACTACTGGTTACTCTAGACGTAAACTAGCTTCTACTTCTGCAGTAGATTTAATAACAATGGCTAACGAGCTTGTAGAGCCGGCTGACAACACAGCCGCTAAAGTATTTATTGCCAACGTAGGAAGTCCTTCTAGTGGTATTGATAAAACAACTTATGTTACGATTAGCATAGGTGATACTGGTGGAACTACTCAAGAGGTTGGAAGACTATACGGTGGTGATTGGCTTATGATGCCTGTAACAGTAGTTGATGATATGGATATTGTAGCTACGCCATCTACTGATGATGTAGTAGTC